ATCGACCACGCCGATTCGCGCGTGCTCATCGCCGACGAGGTCATGGCCGACTGGCAGCGAGGTGCGCAGGTTCCGGAGCTGACGTTGGATGGCGACCTTGTCAAGATCCGCGCCCGCAACCGCACCATCATCTACCGGTTGGTTGAGCATGTCCCCGAGTGGCGGGCATGGATCGCCGAGTGGCCGGACTGATGCGTGCCGGTAGAAACCCAGGTTGACGCCGTGTCCGACCCGTCACCCGCTGTCCCCGCAGGTCACCGCCGCTGCGGCGGTTGCCCAACCACCACCGGCGCGCTATTGTCCCCCGCAAGCCAACTGTGCCCGGAGATAGCGCCATCGCCCTGAAGCGCTGCCTCCAGTGCCACCGCTGGGCCCTCCCCGGCAAGCCCCGCTGCGCCGACCACGAACGCACCAGGCAGCAGGCCAAGGACGCCAAGCGCCCAGACCGCCGCAGCTACGTCGAGCAGCAGCGCCGCCGCCTCATGGTCGAGGAGTGGGTCAGGGTACACGGGTATGTGTGCCCAGGCTGCCCCATCTCCGGGTGGCAGTGGCACGTCGCCGACCGCATCACCAACCCACTCACTGCCGATCATGTCGTCTCGGTCGCCGAAGGCGGCGCCGAGGACGGCCCGTTACGAGTCATGTGCCACCGGGGGAACAGCGCCCTTGGGGCAACCGCAAGGAGGAACCCACCATGACCAAGGCGCGCATCGCCGTCGTCGGCGTCGCCCTGTTCGCCCTGTCCGCCATCGGCCTGTCCGCCGCCCTCGCCGACCCCCCGGCCGGCAACAGCGGCCACTCCAACAACGGCTCCACCCAGTGCCAGGCCGGCGGCCAGGACCACTGCCCGCCGTTCGGCACCGACAAGTAGGCCGATGCTCGCCCTGCTCGCCGCGCTCTGCTTCCTCGCCGACCTGCTCGGCCTGTCGCTCGGCGATGTCGAGTTGACCGTGCTCGGGTGGCTGTTCGTTGCGCTGCACTTGGCGTTCGGGGCGGGAGCGCCGCTGGTGTTCTGGCGCAAGGGATAGCCCCTTCAGGATCACGACTGCTGAGGGTCGCCCCTCGCCCCCGACGCAAGTGCCTCGTCATCTGTACGGGTTCCGACCGGACGAGCGTTGGAGGTGTGTCGTGCCTGGTCCGGCTCCTAAGCCTGCGCACCAGCGCCGCCGCCGCAACGCCCCGCTGGCCAACACGCTGAAGCTGCCTGCTGAAGGGCGCAAGGGCCGGCCGCCGCGGTGGCCGCTGCCACCGGAGGTGGCCCGGCAGGCGCTGCTCGCCCATCTCCGCGACCAGCAGGTCACCCTGCAGGCTGAACTGGAGGTCATCCGGGCGACTGGGGACGACGCAAAGGCGCAAACGCTAGACGACAAGGCGAGCCGGCTGCGTGAGCGCGCGGTCGCCCTGGAGGCCAACATCGCCGCGACCCGCCAGGCGCAGACGCTGCTGTGGCGGGAGTTGTGGCATCTGCCGCAGGCGGTGGCGTGGGAACGGCTGGGCTGGACCCGCGAGGTCGCCCAGTACGTGCTGTGGAAGGTGCAGGCCGAGCAGGGCGACCTCGACGCCGCGAAGGAGGCCCGGCAGCAGGCCGACCGGCTCGGCCTGACGCCGCTGGCGATGCTGCGGCTGCGCTGGGAGGTCGAGGCCGACGAGGTGACCGCCCAGCGCGATGAGCGGCAGGCGAGTGTCCGCGAGGATCTGCGGGCGCGGCTGCGCGCCGTGGACTAGCCATGCCGTGGCGTGGCCACCGGGAGGATGACCCGGTGGCGTTCCCGACGCTGGGCTGGCTGGTGGCGCAGTGGATCGAGGAGCACTGCATCGTCCCCGACGGCTACCGCCAAGGCGAGCCGTGGGTGTGCACCCGCGAGCAACTGGTGTTCCTGCTGCATTTCTACCGGCTGCATCCCCGGGCCCAGCCGTGGCCGGGTCCGGTCGGGTTGGTCTACTACGGCGGGCAGCTCCGCCGGGTGCAGAAGTGGGGCAAGGACCCCTTCGGTGCGACGATCACGCTGGCGGAGGCGCTCGGCCCGGCCCGGTTCGCCGGCTGGGACGCCGCCGGGGAGCCGGTCGGGGCGCCGTACCCGACGCCGTACATCCCGATCCTGGGGGTGTCGGAGGATCAGACCGACAACACCTATCGGCCGCTGCACACCATCGTCACCCACGAACGCAGCCGCCTGCATGCCGAGGTCGACATCGATCCGGGCAAGACCCGCATCGAGCTGCCGCGCTGCGGCGGCACGATCGAGCCGGTGACGTCGTCGCCGACCTCGCGGCTGGGGCAGCGGATGAGCTTCGCGCCGATGACCGAGCCGCACCTGTGGGTGGAGCGCAACGGCGGCCGGCGGCTGGCCGCCAACGTCAAGCGCAATGTCGCCGGGATGGACGGGCGCTGGCTGGAGCTCACCAACGCCTGGGACCCGTCGGAGGGGTCGGAGGCGCAGGCGACCGCCGAGGGCGGCGAGCCGGGCGTGTACGTCAGCACGGTGCCCCCCAACCGTGTTGAGGACCTCGCCGACGACCAGGCGCTGCGGGTCGAGCTGCGACGCCAGTACGGCACCCACGCGCTGGAGCAGGGCGGCTGGGTGAACCTGGACCGGATCGTGTCGGAGATCCGTGCGCCGCGGACGCTGGAGCCGGACGCCCGCCGCTACTTCCTCAACGAGACGGTCGTGGGTCTCACCGATGCGGTCGACGCCACCCGCTGGGACGCCCGCGCCCGGGACCGCGACCTGGAGCCGGGGCAGATGCTGGCGCTTGGCTTCGACGGGTCGCGGTCGCTTGACTGCACGTCGATTGTGGCGTCGCGGATCACCGACGGGCGCTGGTTCCACCTGCGCACCTGGACCCCGTCCGACTACCCGGACGGGCGGGTGCCTCGCGGCGAGGTCGACCAGGTCATGGCGGATGCGTTCGAGGCCTACGACGTGCGCTGCCTGTTCATGGACCCGTTCCGCTGGCAGGAGTACGGCGACCTGTGGGCGGCGCGCTGGCCCGGGATGGTGGTGGAGTTCCCCACCAACGTCGAGACCCGCATGGACGATGCGATCACCCGGTTCCTTGAGCATGTGGCCGGCGGGTTCACCCACGACGGCGACCCGACCCTGCGGGCGCACGCCTTCGCGGCGGCGCTGGCCAAGGGCGGCCGCAAGAAGCCCCGGCCTGAGGACGATCCGACGACCAGCCAGCACTATCTGAAGGTCGTCAAGAAGCACGAGGGCCACCCGATCGACGCGCTGGTCGCGGGGGTTCTCGCGGAGGCGGCCCGCGGGCAGGCGATCGAGGCGGGCGCGTTGCACCCGGAGGCCCCGATCACCCTCGACGGTCCCCTGATGGTGTAACCGGCCAGTAGGGGATCGGCTGGCCGGCCAGGGCCGCCTGCTCGGCTTCGTGGCGGTCCAGTGCCTTGGCGATCAGCCGCCCGAGCGCCTCCCACAGCTCGCGCTGCTCGATGCACTCGCCGGTGGCCGGGTCGACCGGCCCGGCGCACAGCGGGCACAGCAGCGCGCTCATGCCGCGAGCCTACCCGAGGAGCAGCCGATGACCGCAGCAGCCTGGCAGCAGGTCCTGGAGCGCATCGAAACCCAGGCCCGCGAGCTCACCCCCCGGCAGGTGCTGCTGACCCTGATCGCGGCACCGCTGTTTGTGGCCGGGTGGCTGCTGGCCAAGACCGCGCAGGTCGCCTTCATCGCACTGGTGTGGGCGTGGGTCGCTGGGTTGGAGGGCTGGCGGGAGGCCGGCGGCCTGCACGGCCGCAAGCAGGTCGAGCCGCTATGACCCGTGAGGGCGGCTGACGATGGGGCTGCTGGAGCGGGTCAACGACGCCTACGCCCGCCGTCGCCACCGGGAGCTGGCGTGGCCGGTCGGTCCCGGGACCGCGCCGCAGTTCGAGGGGGCCACCGGTCACGCGCCGTCCTACGACCCGCAGCGGTACGGGGAGTATCTGGCCACCTCGGCCGAGGTGTATACGGCGGCGTCGCTGCGGGCGCGGAACATGTCGAGCCTCACGCTGCGGCTGTACGCCGGGGTGGCGGACCGCGCGCAGGAGGTCACCTCCGGTCGCGCCCATGCGCTGCTCAACCACGTCAACCCGTACTGGTCCAGGCGGCGGCTGGAGCGCATGGATGAGCTGGCCATGTGCATCTGGGGGGAGTCGTTCTGGGCGCTGGAGCCCCCCGGCCCCGACAGCCCCGCCGGGAACATCTGGTGGGTGAAGCCGACCCAGCTGCGCCCGGTCCCCGACGAGAAGAAGTACCTGGCGGGGTTCCTCTACGACCCCCCCATGGGCGGCCCGGTGATCCCGTTCAAGCCGTCCGAGATCGTGTGGTTCCGGTACCCGAATCCGGTGGATGAGTTCCAGTCGCTGTCGCCGCTGGTGGCCGCGCGGCTGGCCGCCGACACCGGCCACTCGATGATGCAGGCCAACCGCAACCTGTTCACCAAGGGCATGCAGCTCGGCGGCTATATCGCCCCCGCCGCCGACAACATCATCTTCGGCAGGGTACAGGCCGAGCAGCTCCGCGACACGCTGGAGACCCGCTGGTCGGGCGTGGACGCCGCACACCGGTGGGCGGTGCTGCGCGCTGCGGTGAAGTTCCAGAACCTCGGCGTCACCCCCAAGGACGCCGAGTTCGTCGAGGGGTTGCAGCTGACCGCGCGGCAGGTGTGGAACGCCTACGGCATCCCCGCGCCGCTGGTCAACGACCTCGCCCACGCGACCCTGGCCAACACTCGTGAGTACGAGCGGCTGCTGTGGACCCATGCGCTGCGCCCGGACGCGATGCTTCGCGCCGACGAGATCACCGAGCAGTTCCTGCCGAGGATGGCCCGCACCCCCGGCCCGCCAGCCACGCCGGTGCTGGCTGAGTACGACTTCGGTGAGGTCGCCGCGCTCCAGTTCGCCGAGACCGAGACGTGGGACCGGGAGCGGCAGGCGATCGAGGTCGGCAGTCTCACCATCAACGAGTGGCGGGCCCGCCACGGGATGGCTGAGGTGCCGTGGGGCTCGGTGTGGTGGGCGCCGGTCAACAAGAGCGCCGTGTCCAAGGCGACCTCGCAGCCGCAGGGCGACACCAGTCCCACCGGCGACGGCGAGGTGGACGCGGAGCAGGCCGCCGGGGCGCTGGCGGCGATGGACCTCGCGGCGCTGGAGCTGCGCCACGGGCCGTTCGCCCTCACCCGTAACGGCAATGGCAACGGGAAGGAGCACCGATGACCGAGCGGCGGCTGGCCTACGGGCTGGCGACGCTGGAGGCGCCATCCGATGACGAGCCGCTGACGTTCACGGCCTCATCGACGCGGCTCAACAGGTATGGCTTCCGCCTACGCACCGACGGATGGCGCCTCAGCAACTACAGGCTGAATCCGGTCATCTTGTGGCATCACCTGTCGTTCATGCCGCCGATCGGCCGCGGCGCGCCCACTCTCGGCGACGACAAGCTCAGCGTGGCGGTCACCTTCGACCGCGACGACCCGTTTGCCGCCAAGGTCGAGCGGCAGTACCGGCAGGGGTTCCTCCACGCCGTGAGCGTCGGCCTGGACTTCGTCGACGCCAAGGGCGCGCCGATCAAGAACCCCTACAGCCTCACCGCCGAGCAGATCGAGCGGGAAGCCTTCTACGACCTCGCCGAGGTGTCGGCGGTGCCGGTCCCGGCCGACCCGGGCGCGGTCCGCCAGCATCACGCGGCGCTGGCCGCCGCAGGGATGGAGCTGCTGGACTTCGCCGGGGGCCAGGTCGGCGTGGAGGACTGGCTGCGCGGCACGCTCAACCCCCCGCAGCTGCCCGCCCCCGGCCCCACGCCGACTGCGGGGACCGCGCCGACCGACGACCGGCTGGAGCGGATGGAAGCCACCGTCGGCCGGCTCATGGACCTGCTGGAGTCCACGCTCGGCCGGGCGCTAGAGGTGCCCGCGATCCAGCAGGCGCTGACAGCGATCGGCGCCCACACCACCGCGGTGGAGGACTCCGCCTGGGACGGCCCCGCCGCAGTCGCGGCGATGCCGAACCAGGCCGCGACGCTGCGCTACTGCCACGCCTGGAGGGACGCCGACGGCGACGCCGACGCCAAGCAATCCTACAAGTTCCCCCACCATCGCACCCAGGGCGGCCCCGCCAACCTCGGCGGCTGCCGAAACGGCCTCGCCCGCCTGGAGGGCTCCTCGATCCCCGACGCCGACAAGCCCGGCGTGGAGCGGCACCTCCAGCACCACCTCGATGCCCAGAGCGACGCCGACACCACCGACGCCTGGGCCGCCGACACCGTCCAGGGCTTCCTGGCGGCCATCCGCCTGTAGCACCACCCCGTGTGTACCCGCCGGCGCCACGCCGGCAGTCCCGATGCCGGTCCGGCCGGCGCGCCCAAAAGGAGGGCAACCCATGACCGCTCCAACGGTCACGCTCGACGCGCTGGCGACCGAGTTCCGTCAGCGCCTGGACGGCATCAGCCAGGAGCTGTCCGCCCGGGTCTCCGACGCCAAGCTCACCGAGCTGGTCAAGGCGGCCATCCAGGGCCTGGAGAACGACCCGGAGTTCGTTCGCAAGCTCCGCTTCGGCTCCGGCGGCCCCGACGACCACAAGCTGGTCGGCACCAAGTACGCCCGCTGGGGTCTCGGCGTGGCCGACATCGAGTTCCTCCACGAGCTCCAGGCGTCGCTGCGGGGCCAGAAGAAGGTCGCCGCCGCCGGCGTGTACGAGGGCCCGTCGGAGACGCTGGACACCACCTTCAGGCAGGTCACCGACGCCTACTACCTGCCCGCCGAGGAGGTCCAGCGGCTGGACCGCAAGGCCATCGACGACCTGTTCCCCCGCCTGCCCAAGTCGATGTTCTACGGCGCCGACCGGGCGCTGGCCGCCCGCGGCGCGTGGGAGCAGACCACCGCCTACAAGCAGGCCATGATCGCCCTGGCCGACACCGGCGCGATGGACACCGCCGAGTCCGGGTTCGGCTCGCAGCTGGTCGGCGCGCAGTACGTCGGGCAGCTGTGGGACGCCGCCCGCCGCGACAGCCGCGTCTTCAACCAGATCGAGTCGTTCGAGATGACCGACCCGACCGCCTACCTCCCCGTCGAGGTCGACATCCCCGAGATGCTGTTCGTGTCCGAGTCGACCACCTACGACAACACCACCGGCCTGCCGACCGCCGGCGCCTACGCGACCGTCAAGACCGGCAGCCAGCGCGTCCAGGTCAACGCCAAGAAGTTCCTCATCCATCAGGTGTGGTCGGGGGAGATGGACGAGGACTCCATCATCCCGTTCGTGCCGTTCCTGCGCCGGCAGGCCGCCGCGTCGGTCGCGCACTACTCGGACTCGCTGGTGCTCAACGGCGACGACACCACCGGCGCCACCGGCAACATCAACTCCGACGACCAGGCCCCCGCCGGCACCAAGCACTACCTCGCTTTTGACGGCATCCGCCACGCGACCCTGGTCGACAACACCAACAACGCCGTCGACCTCGGCGCCGGCTACCCGACCCTGCCCCGGCTGCACACCCTCCGCGGGCTGATGCTGGACCGCACCCGGCTGGTCGACTGGGGCCACCCCGCCGACCCCAACGACCTGCTCTACGTCTCCGACCCGGAGACCGCCGACCGGATCGCCCTCATCGACGAGGTTCTGACCGTCGACAAGTACGGCCCGCAGGCGACCGTGCAGACCGGCGAGGTCGCCAAGATCGCCCGCTACCCCCTCATCGGGTCGATGGCGATGAACCTCACCGCCGCCGATGGCAAGAGCGACGCCGCCACCCCCGCCAACAACATCAAGGGCCAGGCCGTGCTGTTCAACCGCCGCGGCTTCAAGTCCGGGTGGAGAAGGCGCGTTATGGTGGAAACGGAGAGATTGCCCGCTACGGACCAAACGCGCCTAGTCTATAGTCTCCGCTTAGGGTTCGGAAGGTTCACTCCGACCGGCGCCGCCAGCGGCATCGAGGCGGCGGCGACCCTGTACAACATCCTCGTCACCGGCTGAGTATGACACCTGCGGGGTAGACTTCTCGCAGGTCAGCGGCCCCGGCGGTGTGCTACCACCCCGGGGCCAGGACGACACGATAGGAGCGCGTCGCCATGGATGAGGCTACCAAGCCGTGCACGAAGTGCAGGGCGGTCAAACCGCTGGAGGCGTTCGCCAATCGCGCGGCGATGCGGGATGGGCGGCGGTCGCAATGCCGCGCCTGCGATGCCTCTGAGCGGGCCGCGAACGTCGTCTACGAGCGGGAACGTGTCTCCCGGTGGCGCGAGGAGAATCCCGACCGGCAGCGTGCCGCTGGCCGGCGGCAGTACTGGGCCAATCCCGAGCGCGTTCGCCAGCGCAAGCGCGAGTGGCAGGCGGCGAATGCCGCGCTGGTTAACCAACGCAGGCGCGCTTCACACGACTCGACCAAGAACCGCGCCCGCATCCGTGCCTGGCGCGAGCGCAACCCCGACGCCGACCGGCTGTATTGGGAGGCGCACCGCGCGGAGGCGGTCGAGCGGACTCGCGCCTACCGCGCCCGCAAGCGCTCGACCCTGACGATCCCATTCACCGCTTCCCAGCTCCGTCAGCGCCTCTCCATGTTCCCTGGCTGCTGGATGTGTGGCGGGGCGTGGACCGAGGTGGACCATGTGAAGCCGTTGGCCAAGGGTGGCGCGCATTGCCTGGCGAACCTGCGGCCGGCGTGCCGCTCATGTAACGCGGCCAAGGGCGACACCTGGCCGTATGTGAAGGAGGCAGCTTGAGCACCCTCACCCGCGTCGCCGCGACCGGGGACGTGGCGACCGGCGCGCGGACGCTGCACAGCGTCATCCTCACCCCGGCCGCCGCGGCGGCCACCCTGGAGGTCCGCGTTGCTGGCGGCACCGGCAACCCGCTGTTGTCACTGTCGGCACCGGCGAACGGCGCGAGCGCGATCTGGCATGCGGCGTCGCCACGCGGCCAGGCGCCGGGGGTGCCGTTCGGTGCTGGCATCCATGCGACGCTGACCGGCGCCAGCGCGTCGGCGACATTCGAGTACGACTGATGAGGTGTCCATGACGATCACTGGCCAGGGCCTGGACCTGGACGCCATCGTCATCGCGGCCGGGCCGCACGGCCGCCGCGTGGACGGCACGAGCCTGCTGGAGGCGGTCGCCTGGTGGGCGGGGGAGCCGCACACCGACGCGCCAGCCTGCGTCAGCCCGGTGCTGGCCGCGTTCGGTCGGGCATGGGCGGGCGCGCTCGACGACGACGACCGGCAGCGACTCAAGCCGCTCATCCCGGCGCTGGCCGCCACCGGCGGCGACGGCGGCGACGTGGCGCGCACCTTCGCGCTGGTCGACTGGCTGCTGCGCGCTGGCGCGCCAGCGTTCGCCCGCTCGGCTGGCCTGCACACCGATGCGGCGGCGCTGGCCCAGGCGGCACGGCTCGGTGGCTGGCAGCAGGCCGTCGCCGTGCTGCCGCCGCTCGAGCACGCCGCTGGCACGGCGCGGACGGCGTTGGAGGCCGCCTGGGCTAGGGGCGCGGGCAGTCGGGAGGCGAGCCAGGCGGCCGAGTGGGCGGTCCGCGCCGCCGGGCTCGACGCGGCGGCGGCGGGTGCGGCGGTCGCCGATGCCGACGCCGGGCCATCGCCGCCGTCGCTGGTCTCGGCGTTGGCCGGCGCGCTGGATGCCGCGACCGGCGGCGCGGAGCAGGCCGCCGCGGCGCTGGTCCGCGTCCGTGTCGTCGTGCTGGCCGCTGTCCGCCGCGATGCGCTCGACGCCGCCCGGGCCGCGGCGCTGGCGGCGGCGTTGACCTGTCCGCCGGGTGCCGCGTGGGCGGCGTTGCGTCCAAGCGTCCGCGCCCTGCAGGCCGACGCCTTCGACCTGCTCGAGCGGCTGTGTACGGCCGAGGAGGGGACGAGCTGATGCCATTGCACCCAGACGCGATACGCGCCTCGCTCCTTGAGGGCGAGGTCGTCATGCATCGGGAGGCGGACGGGCGGGTCGTGATCGAGCAGGCCCCACCGACCGCCAGGATGTCGCTGGAGCTGCTGGTCCAGCATGCCGCCCGGCACGTGGTCCGCCTGAGCGGCAACCGCATCCGGATTGCCGGGCAGGTCGTCTACCGCGTCGTCGGCTGGGACGCGCACGGCTCGGCGCTGCTGCTGGAACGCGAGGCCGACGGGGCGGCCGCTTGGCCGGCCGGTTTCGGAACGAAAGGGGCATGAGGTATGGCGAGAGCGCGAACTGCAGTGGTCATTGCCATCTGCGGCCTGATCGGTGCACTGGCGCTGATGGGTGGCCCAGCGCAGTCGGCCCCGCCAGCCCCGTATGAATATCTGCGTTCAAGCCACAACCTCGCCGTGGCGGTTCCCGAGATCAGTTGCCCGACGGGGAAGTTCGTGGCCTCCTACGCCTCCTACGTGCGCGATTCCGGCGGCGCGGTGGTTGAGTCGTATGCAGGTGGAGCTGAGCTACGCAGCTTCTCGGGAGCCCCGAGCCTGCCGCAGAGCATCTTGCTGCACGGCACCTACACGCAGGGTGGATACGCCACCTACACGCAGTACGTCGATGTGCTCTGCGCAACGCGCCCATAACGCAGCTCAAAGGAGCGTGACACATGCCACGAGAGAAGATCGCCACCTGGCCGAGCGCGCTGGCCAGCCGCGTCACGGTGCGCGCCGCCGAGGCGCTCACCGGCAACCGCACCGTCACCCTGGCGGAACTCGAGCAGTGGCAGGCGCTGATCTTCAACCCGTCCACGACCGCCCGCGACGTCACCCTGCCGCCTGCGTCCGCGTGCGCCGGGGTGAAGGTGTTCATCGGCAACACCGGCAGCGCGACCGGGAACCTGGTGGTGAAGGATGCCGCCGGGACCGCGGTCGCCACGATCACCCCGCCCGCCGCCAACGACGTTGCCGGCGCGTGGTTCCTCTGCGACGGGAGCGCCTGGTTCGGCGCGCTGGGGGCGTGAGCTGATGCCCCGCTACGCGGTGCTGCAGAACTACGGCTCCGGGACCTACGGGCCGTGGGAGATGGGCACCCAGGTCGAGCTCGACGAGGACCAGGCCGTGTGGGTGAACCGCGACTCGCCGGGGACGCTGGCGCGGGTCAAGCACGGCCAGCAGCTGGACCTGGGCCAGCCCGTCCCCGCCGCTGCGCTGGAAGGCGCCGAAGCATCCGAGCCGGCGGCGACTCCGGTGGAGCCCGCATCTGCGGCCGCATCGACCAAGGACGAAGGCGCACCGGTCGCCTCCAGCCCGCGCGGTCGCCGCTCCGGCACCGCTAAGAAGTAGCCCCCGAACGGCCCGGGGCGGCGGTCAGGTCGCCGCCAGCCCGCCTGGCTGCCCGCCCCGGCCGGCTACGACTGCTTACTGAGCAGGCGCATCCACATCGCACGCTGCTCGAGCAGGCCGTCGACGTTCGGTGGCGCGTCTGCGTACCAGGTGTAGCTGGCGTAGTTGCCTGACCCAAGTGGGCCGACATAGCGGCGCCGCTCAGCGAGCTGCCGATCGATCCGTTCGATGCGGCGCTGGCAGTAGGCCCGGGATTCGTGGCTCATGCCAAGAGTTTAGGCCTCGCCCGCCCCGGCCGACCCCGCACCCCCACCGACCCCGACCCCGGGAGCGAGCCTCGCATGCCCTTGTCGGAAGCCGACTTCGTCCAGGTCAACTCCGGCTCGGAAACCTGCCGGCTCTCCTTCGAGGTGATCGCCTGATGCCACTTGCTACGGAAAACGTCGTCCAGGAGAACTCTGGAACCGGCACCGCCGCCGTGACCCTGCCGTCCGGCACTACCGCCGGGAACACGGTGATCGTGCTGCTGGCCGCCGCGGCGGGTCCAGGGACACCGCCGGCCAATTTCGCCCAGGATGTCGTGCGAGGCGGCGCCTATGCGTTCCGGAAGTCCGGGGTCGTCGCAGCCGAAACCTCCTGGACCTTCGGGGCAACGCTGGATAGCTGGTACGTTGCCGAGGTGTCCAACCTGGACCCGACCGATCCGCTGGATGTGTCGGAAGGGTTCGTGGACTTCGTGGTGAACAACGGCG